CTTCCGCTGCAGATGCTGCTAGTATTCCAGTAGCAGCAGTACCAAATGATTTTCCTTCCCATTCAGCACCAAATGTGGTTGAGATATTATCTGGAGTGTACAAAATAATTTGAGGATACGCCATGGTATCTTGATTGTAATAATCAGCTGAAGCTGCTGAACTATTGTATCCTGCTAATGATTCATTTATTATGAGTTGTCTGTTACCACTTTTTGCTTTTAATTGTTTAAGATCATCAGGTAAATCTAAAATGTTAAGAGGTTTTTGTCCTTTAAATGGTGGTACATATTCATAGAAATCAAACATCACATACTCTGCCATCGAACCCTGAGCAAGATTTCTTGGATACATTATTCTTTTATCCCCCTTATACATGGGGACTACCTTCATACTTTTGTATTCATTTGGATTTTCTGTTTTTCCTTTATGAATATCTCTATCTCTATATAAACTTAATGCTGTATTTGGATCAACCCGTTTCCAATCACTTCCAGTCCAAGCATAAAAATCCCCAACAGAAACACCACCCCATTGTGAATTCATTGCTGGTTTAGCAAAGAATCTAATCTCATTTACATATTCACCATTCTGTTTAAATGGAGGACCTGAAAAGAAACTATCTCCACCTAGGGTAGGTACAGGATTCCCATCAAGAGTTCCTAGCATCGTATTGAAAGTCATTAAATTGCCATCTCCCTAGATTGTTTTGTTCCGTATCCTTTCACGAGTCTTTGTCCTCTGATTTTATCATAGAAAGTATCTTTGGTATCATTCCAAACTTCTTCCTTATCAACAGGGAATGAAAGTTTTCCTGCATTCTTGACAAATTGCTCTGTTGGTAATAGAACTGCAGTATCCCATTCAGTGGTAGCAAGGTCAATCATTAGACCATCTACTTGAGACTGCAAGTATTTATGGAAGCAAACCTTAGGAATGTCGATTCTGCCTTCCATTAACTTTTTTGTGGCAAGAATTCTCTTCTTTGGCGTCATGTAATGTAGGTTTGCACCCCAAAATTCACCCTTCTTAGTTGCTTTTAGAACATATACTAAAGGAAACTTGTCATAATACTTTAGGTAGTTCATCTTTGCTTTGTATTCAAACATGTAAAGATGACCCTGCACAGGAAATCTACGGAGTTCATTCTCGTCCTGATCTTTTACAGCACCTACATCATCACTCTGTTCATTTAATATATACTTTTTAAAATTTTTGTTATAACTACTTGCTTCTGATTTTACAGCAGAGCGATACCATGAAAATGTTTTCTTTTCCCCCTTTGTTTTCTCTGTTATTTTTTCAAACAGTGTTTTATATCCAGACTTGGAGGTAATTGTGTTACGCTGGATAGCAGCGAATCCTGTTGCCATTGTTTCATACTCCTAAATGATCCTCGGTTAGTATTAAGAAGTTCATCTGCCTGTCTTCACAATACTCACGAGCAGCAGACCATTTAGTTTGGTTCTTTGCGTAAGTTAATGCAGCATTACGGTAGGCAGCAGTTTTTTTATTTTTCTCATTCGGTGGTTGTGTTTGTTTTTTAGGTTTAACCTCTATAATATACTTAGTTATTTTCCCAGTCTTTTCAAGGACTTTTATATAGAAATCAGGAAAATAACGTCTCACTTTACCATCAGGTGCTCTGTATGGTATGATAACCTCTTCTGATCCCCACTCTAAAATTGAGGGATTATTATCACAGAACACCATGAACTTTCGTTCCCAAAGTGACCTGTAAATTACTCTAGTTGGGTTGCCACGATACTTTTTGGGATTGATAGGTTTATAAATCCCAGAATATGCCATAAATATAATTGTACCAACATAGGTATTTAGCGTGTCAATAAGAAGTTTTATGTCATTTATGAATTCTCAGGGAGGTATGTCTCTGAGTAATTCATTTATAGTTAAGATAGATATACCAGGTACTGGTAATGCTATGGCGTTTTTGTGTGATGAAGCACAGTTACCAAACACACAAGCTGCTACTGGAACTATAAAAGGTAGATATCTAGGTGAGGGAGAGATAAATTACCCACATACAAGAATATTTACTGAGATGCAATTAGGATTTCAGTGCGATGCTAACATGGCTCCGTTAAAATTTTTAAATGATTGGTATAGTTCAATATTCACAGAATATGGATATTATACAGAGGGAGGTGTACCAAAGGACTTTAGTTACAGCGAGAAAGCAGGATCAGCTCCAAGATTACACAGAGAAGCAAAGCGAAGGATAGACAATAGGACTGTACAATTAAATTATCCAGACAATTACTGTGCTAACATCTATGTACATAAAACAGAAAGAGGACCTAAAAGTAAAGGTGGTGTTAGAACTTCTTTGACCTATGTTATGGAAAGAGCATGGCCGTTTGCTATTGATGCAGTGCCATTACAATTTGGATCTGCTGCCATAACAAAGGTAACAGCACAGTTTTATTACACAAAACATTATCTTATCGAAAATAAAATTCCATATAATCCTAACAATGATAATGAGCAAGGTCAATTGGAGTGGGGTCCTGAAGGTCAACCATCTGCAACAGAACAATTAAAATTGGCAGGACTGCTACCAGAAGAAGAAAATTAGAAAATTGACTTTTCAATTCCATAAAAGCGGGAAAAAATTTCCCGCTATTTTTTGTCTGAAAAAGTCGCTAAATATAAATATGACCTTGGAGTAGATATTATGGCATTGCCAAAAATGGATTTACCAACTTATGACTTGGAAATTCCATCAACAAAGAAGAAAATTAAATTTCGTCCATTTTTAGTAAAAGAGGAGAAAGTTCTTCTTTTAGCACTAGAAAGTGATAATGAAGCAAATATAAGAGAAGCAGTACATAATTTATTGAAAAATTGTATTTTATCAAGAGTAAAAGTTGAAAATTTAGCAACTTTTGATTTAGAGTACATTTTTTTAAATATTCGTGCTGTATCAGTTGGAGAAGTTGTTGAAATTAACGTCACCTGTCAAGATGACAATAAAACTCAAGTTAGATATAATTTGAACCTTACTGATGTAAAAGTTACTTTTCCAGAAGGACATAGTAACAAAATTATGTTAACTGATACTACTGGTGTGATAATGAGGTATCCGTCATTCAATAGATTTGTAGATAATCAGTTTGCAAATAAAGAATTGACAGAAGAATTAGTAATAGAGGTTATAGGAGAAAGTATAGATCAAATATTCCAAGGAGAGGAAGTATTTGATGATTCTACAACCACTCCAAAAGAATTTGTTGAATTTGTAGAAAGTCTTACAAACGAACAATTGGTAAAACTTCAAGAGTTTTTTCAAACATCGCCAAGACTCGAACACACATTTAAGGTGACAAATCCAGAAACTGGTGTTGAAAGTGATTATACTTTAGCAGGGTTACAAGCTTTTTTCGGATAGCCCTCTTTCATAATACGTTGGAGGGGTATTACAAGACTAATTTTGCTTTGATGCAACATCATAAATACAGTTTGAGTGATATTGAGAACATGATGCCATTTGAAAGGCAAGTATATGTCTCTCTTTTGACTCAATATCTAGAACAAGTTAAACAACAACAAGAAAAACAACGCTAATGTCTAGTGGAACCGTTGGTTATACCGATACAAAGGGTAACAAGGATTATTTAAGTATCATTGCAAAGCAAGTTGGAAAGCGATTAAGTGAAGCTTCCGACATGGCAGGGGAGGAACGTGCCTATGCAGAAGGAATGGCAGAGGCAGGAGGAACATCATTAGAAGAAGCAGGAATAGGTAAAGGATATTTTTTCGGAAGAGCCCTTGGTTCAAGATTTGGCGGAGATAGAATTGCCAGAACTAAGGGCAGAATGGGCATGGGTGGTGCAGGAACCAACCCCGCTACAAACTATAAACAAAGATTTCGTGGTGGATTCGATTATAATGTAACTAATCAAGTATCAAATATAACTGATACGTTACCTTTATCAAATGCGGTTGTTACAGGACTTCGTGGTGTACAAACTGGATTAGTACAAGTGGCGTCAGCAATATCAAGACAAGATCAATCTCTTGACAGTCTTGCAAATGTACAAGCTGACATGGCAAAGGCAATCATGTTCAATGGTTACCTTTTTCAAATGTTTATGTCTCAACAGAAGGCAAAATCTGGAAGAGCAAGTTTAGCAAGAGAAGAGAGATCAATAGAAGGTAGTCGTGGAGGAAGTGGTGGAAGTATAGGCGGATCATCATTTGGTGGTGCTGGTGGTGGTCGTGGAATGATTAACATTACACCACGTGGCGGTGCTGGTGGTGGAGGAGGAGGTTACAGTGGATCTGCTGGAGGTCCTGGTAATTTTGGAGGTGATGACCTCATGAGTTTCGCAACCAGTCAAGTTCTTTCAAGACCAAAAATGCTTGAAAGCACACTTGGTGGTATTACTGGTATTCGTAATATAGCAAAAACAGGAAAGGTAGGAAGTACAGTTGCTCAAGGTGATATATTGAGAGCAGCATTTGCTGGTAGTCAAGGATTTGATCCTGCTAAGGTAAGTAGAAATGTAAATGCACTTTTAGGAACAGGATCTGGACTCGGAATGAAGTTAACATCTTTGTTTGGTGGTGCGTTAGGATATGATGCAGCGAAGATAGGAGCACAATCATTGGATGAAGCAATTATTACTGGTAAAATGATTGATAGTATGATGGTTAGTGGAAAAAATTCACCCATGGCACTTGAAGCTATAGCTGATATGTACAATTATAAAATTAGGGGTGCTAATGACGCATTTGTTAGTGAGTTATTAGATATACAAACACGTTCTCAACGATATAAAAAATATGCTAATTTACATGGTAATAATAAATTAAGAAAAACTATAGAAGGAT